TGAAACCAAGGCTGTTTTGTTTTGTGAATACTTCTATTATTTTTCCGTTTGTGTATCTCTTGGGAATGTTTGAAGAAGTGAAAGAAACTTTTTTGACGCGTTGGCCTAGTTGATAACGTTGCCCGACAAGTTCTGGCATATTGAAGAGGTAAGGATTTTATAAGTTTAGCAAATAATAAAAATTAATCTTAGTAAGATTGTTGACAATATAATTTTATTATAATATAATTGATATGTACTAAACCAATCAAACAAATGCAAAAAACATTAATTCATCAAGACAAAGACAACAAGCATTATTTAATTAGAGCCGATGAAAAGATTTTTCCAATCATATATTTTCATCATCATTTAGGTCGTTATCAAAGAAATACAAGGAACCCAGACTGGGAAAGAGTTACTATTTGTGTTTATGAAAAATCAGGATGCGATTACGAAATTGGCGAGACAATAGCTAGATTTCAGTTTGATGGTGTTGGTTGTGTTGATGAAGCAAATAGAAAATTAGCTAAACTAATTTTACACTTATAAAGGGGGTTTAATTTTAATATAATTGTTGACAAATCAATTTAATTTTATTATAATAAGAATGTAAGCGAAACAAATCAAACCAAAATGAACATTCAACTCGAAGGACTACAAAACGGATTCACAGTTGTTGACGGCGGCAAAACTGCACAGCAGCTAAACGGCTTCCGTTTTACTGT